TACTCCTTGAATCAATAATAGCTTCAAATCCTTGTGGTAGTTGCATTGCAACTCCAAGAGGTATATAATAGGTAGGAATTTCTACATCCCTATGACCTACTCTCTCTCCTTCAACAGTTTTTCTTTTAAGGACATCAGCCTGTGGTGCAGGAATAGTAATATTTACTGCTGATTTCAAATCAACCCAATCACCATTCTCATTAATCACAGGCATACAGCCCTCAGTCAATACTTTTACTTTAATTTTCAGTTTCATATTTCCAAAATTTACTCGTTATATTTATCAACTCTCCATTACTAACCTTATAAAATCTCTGATTAGTAGTCCTACTGTTAAGTGGACCAAACTCTCCCTTATAGGACCCAAGCTTAATAAAATCAAAATTCTCTAAATTTATATCTTTGCTTAATTCTTGCCTCCCACTATACCATCCAACTTTTAACTCTGGATAGTATTCCTTAATGTCTTGTGCAATATCATCTACTTCACTTGGATTAGCATCACCTCCCATAATACATACACAAGTTATACCTTTGTTACTATCTATAAGGTCAGTCAAGTGCTGTAAATCAAGAGGTTCTCCTATATCCTGTGCCAAGTAAGAGCTATGACAGCCCTTACATTGACAAGGACAATTAGATATGTTGATAGCAAGAGTCACTTCATCTGGCACTTCAGCAAAGACTACTTTTGCATCTACATACTTTAGCATATCTCACCCCTTCCATCACTATAGGTTCTATGGCTTGCTTCAACCTGCCTGTCTTTACCAAAGGACTTAATAGGTCTAAGATACCCAATTACCCTTGTATATTGGGTAATATGGTTACTATGACACTTTGGACACTCAGTGATAGGGTGCTTAGTAATGTAACCACAATCATCACACTTACTATTAGGAATATTAAATGTGAAGTAGTTGGTTCCATTAGCTATTGCAAAGTCTATCAACTTGAGATACTGCTCCTTACTCAGATGGTCTTCAAGATTAATATGAGCTGCACTACCTCCATCAGTATATTGGTAAGTCTGTCTTCCATGAAGAATAAACTTGTCAAGCACTGAGGTATCATCATGTGCATCATAGAAGTATGAATTGTATAGATTCTCATCCTCAGGAACCCAATATCCATCTTCCTTATCCCAATTATAATTCTTTCCTCCCAATCCTTCAGCAGGAACTACCTCAGAATTGAATAGGAATGGTCTATTGGCATCATGGATAGAGTGTGCCTTATTCTGCTCCTTGATAGTACCAAGAACCAGTTGCAAGAACTCAATATATTCCTTGTTGTTGCCAACAGTCATACCTAAGAACCTTGCAGCCTCATTCAAGCCATTGATACCTATGGTACTGTATAACTTGCTTATATAAATATATCCACCATTTGAAGCAGCAAACATTCCCTTATCTTCGAGTTCATAGAGCATTGTCTTGAATGCAATATGATACTTGTAGACTCTTTGAAGAATATCTACTAAGTAATCCCTAAGAAATGAAGTATTCTCCTTCCAACCACCATTTCTCTTCAATCCATAAGCCTTATTGCAATCCTGTACAATCCTATTGATATTAAGAGTGATAACATTACAACTACCAGTCATTACACCAGTAAGACCTGATGTAGGATTGAAAGTATTCTCTGCAAGCTCATTTCTCAACCTACAGCATGATGCAAGACTATCAGCACTATCTGATATATAGGTAAAGAAGCTATGACCTTCTGCATACATTTCAGCAGTAAAGTCCTTATAGTCCTTATCTATAATATCATTAGTCTTTGGGTCATACACCATAGCCATAGTTTCCACGGGGAATGTAAGAATCTGCTTGGTTCTCAACTTATTGAAGAACTTCATAAATAGCCTTTGTAGACAATCTACTGCTTCCCATTGAGGCTTAGTACCATCAGGATAATAGAACTCTCCAAACAATGAGTCAAAGTAGGTATGGTCATAGTAAGACACATTTGTAAATGGACTTTGATATGACCTATTACCAGCAGGCTGATTTACACCATAGATAAACTGTTTGAATGCCTTATATATAGCATCCCTGATAGTCCTTTGCTTGTTACAATGTTCTGTGGTAGTTATCACATCCAACTTTTCATACCAATTAGGACCAAATTCCTGTACAATGTAATAGTTAAGGGCAATGAAGTATTCACCTATTGCCACTGCACCCTTACACTGAGAGGATAATAAAAAGATAAGATTAGTTACTTGACCACTGAATGATTGCAAGTCATTAGGAGGTGTAGGAGTGATACCATCAATATTACCTACTCCTTCCATCATAAGAGGATATAGACTCACAGCCATACAATACTGCTTCAAGACAGGAGTAGTTGCTTCATCATGTGTATAAATGATATGAGAGTTCAAATCCTCTTCATACTTCTTGGCTACTTCAGGGTACATTTCATTCAGCTTGTCTTTCATCCTTTGCCTCTGAATAACCCTATTAGTAGTCTTATACACTTCACCTTCAAGGTTAGCAACATTCTTCATAGTTACATTTGCATTGGCATCTGTCTCTGATGAAGTAGCTGCATTCTCATTGGATTGACTATACTCATTCATATAATCAATTCTTTCCCTAATGAACCTTGCCTGCTTATGTTGCTCTCTATAAATGATATAACTCTTTGCTACGTCAAAGTGTTTGTCATTCATAAGAACATCCTCAACCTTATTCTGTATCTCCTCAATACCTATAGTATCTCCTTCCAAAGTGCCAAACAAAGCACCAAGCATATCATACAGATACTGAGGCATTTCCTTGTTGCAAGACTTAAAGGCTTTCTCTACAGCACTTATAATCTTATCAACATTAAATTCCTCTATATTGCCATCTCTTTTTACTACCTGCATGTTTTTTTTTATTTTTTATCAAAATTATCCCACAAATTTCTAATAGTACTTTTGGTCTCTTCTTTAATATCCGTTACTAATGGAATACCAGGAGCTTTAACTCCTTTCATATGCTCTACTCCTTCATATATATCTATAGGACAATCATCTATATTATTTATATATAATTCAGATGAAGTAGGAGAGTCATCTCCATTCCAATAAAATCTTAAATATTGTTTATTAAAGTTGTTATTAAGTACATTCATAATAAATTTAAGTATTTTCTTAAATCATTAGAACCAGTTTCACTAATTCCCATAGGAACTTTTGGTCTGGAAGTGAGATATGAAGAAAGCTCTTCTCCTATCACAAAAGGACTTCTCATTTCTATTTGGTCATTCTTTCCAAACTTCAATGTGCCTGCTGCCTGTGTAAATGGACAATTCCATACTAGTGGGACAAGGGTTCTCCTATTGACTACAATGAAATCATAATCAAGCAGCTTGAAGTCTTTGAAATACTC